GCGCATTTAATCGCACCCAGATTAGCCGCCGGATTTTTCTCAATCAGGCTTTCACGTTGAAGCCAATTGAAATACGCTGAGAAAATCTCCCTGTAGCCCTCAAGCGTTCTGTCCGCAATTCCTCTTTCCTTTTCCGCAGAGATAAAAGCCCGGAGATGATAAACTGTGATTTTTCTTGTTGGCACTTTGGCGAATTCCATCATTCTGCCGATAACATAACGATATCTGTCTATTGTTTTCTGGCTCCGGCACTCAACGCTTAAAGCATCAAGGAAACATTGCAAACAATCATCATGTTCTTCCGTCCATTCTCTGATCATCCGCATTTCATATCCTTCAAGAACATCGGATAACGCTTTCAGAATGCGGTTCATATCTGAAGCTGTCACGATATCCCCAAGAGCCTTTTCCGTACTCCGCAAGAAATCCTGTTTAGAATCCATTGCCATTGTTATTAGCCCTTCTTTCCTGTTTTTTGCCACTTTTCGCCGCTTCTGCCTGATTCTGTGTAAATTCACCCATTCAAAATTTAAAAGGGGTTAAATCACGTTTAAATGGCTTTAGCGGCTACCGGATGTTTTTCCAACCATTTGTTGATTTCAACCAATGCCCGACCATGAATTATGTACATCTGTGTTTTCTCATAGTGTATTTTTTCTTGGATATCTTGAAACCCCATCCCGGCAACATATCGCATGGTTAAGATTTCTTTCTGCCGTTCGTCTGTAAGGGAATCAATAGCGGAGAGGATATCCCGCAAAGCCGCTTCCGCTTCGCCCTTGTACCTGTACAGAATTTCACAGGTGTCAACGGCATTAACCACATCCATTGCCATTGGATCATATTCAGCAGGAGAGGAAAGCACCTTAACCTCCTTCAATGAAACACCCGTGTTTAAAGCTCTCTCCATAGCCTGATCAATAGCATGAGACAATGCATCAACACGCCCGGACAGGGCTATATAACGCCGTAAAAAGGTCTTTGCGGGATTGTCCTTCTTCCTGATCATTTCCCTTTATCCTCCAGCCGTTTCTGCCACCGCTCCAGCTTCATTTTCTTGTAATCCGCTATTACAATCCGATTGATTGAAAGCTGATCCAGATACAGTTCTACATCCCCGATTTCTTCCAGAAAGCATTCATACTGTTTATCAGGATCTGCGGGAGTTGGGTTTGTCCCGTCATAGCATCTGCGGAGTTTTAATGCCGCCTGTGCCAATTCGGAACATTCTTCAGCAAGCCCCGCTAACAGTTCGCATACAGGAATCTTTGATTTAATATCCATCGTTAATTCCCCCACGGAAGATCATCCGTTTCAACCTGAGTGAATCCGCTTTCATCCGTCTGGTTTCCGGTTTCACCTCTTGCAGACAAGAACTCCACGTTATTCGCCATAACTTCAAGGCTTGCCGCCGCTTTTCCGTCCTGCGTGGTGTAGGCATGGGCCGTAACCGTCCCAACCACACAAACCTTTCGCCCTTTTGCTAAGTATTTCTGGCAGTTATCCCCAAGCTGATTCCATGCTGATACCCGAAAGAAATCCGCTTCCGGCTGGCCTTCTGTCTTCTTCCGGCGGTTAACCGCAACCGTAAAGCTACAGACCGTGCTTCCGCTGGTTGTCGTTCTTGTTTCTGGATCTCTTGTTAAGTTTCCGATAATCGTTAAAATCTGCATTTTACCTGTTCCTTTCTATGCGTCCTACTGCATCTTCCCAATGTAACTCAACCCCGGTCTTTTCATAGGCTTCATCAACCAGTTCCTGATCCTCTGCACAAAGCACAACCTGTCTATCCATCTCTATCAGCAGATCCACCGCCTGATCCATATCCATTTCATGATGATCAATCATCGTGATCAGGAAAGCCGCATAGATCGCATGAAAGGCAAAATCTTCTGCAAACTTTCGCCCTTCTTTGATGCCCTGTTCATAAGCGTTTTGAACATCTTTCTCCGTGATGCCGTTCCGAAAGAATTTAAGCCTTAATTCTTCCTGCGGTGTTAGCTTGATCTCAGCAAGCGTATTCCGATCTTGTCGTTGCTTTGCCCTTCTAACTTCCCGGCTTGATTTAGCCCTTCGCATTCCTCAAACCTCCCTGATCCGCAACCCGAACCGATATAAGAGTAATTTCCGTTTCAGAATGTATTCACGGGTTTTAGTTGCTTCGCTCTTTACATCCTCAACCACAAACTTTCCGTTTTCATCCCAATAGGTGAAATCGGCTTTGTATATAACAGCCCTTTCTAATACCTTTCCTGATTCGTCTTTCTGAGCCGGAATCAGTTCAAACGGGACTTGCATCTGAAGATTTTTAATAACCCCCGTCCGAAGCAGGAACCGCAGTTCCTGATACCTCCGTGCTTCCTTCTGGCTATCAAATACCTTTCCGTCAAGCTCCCATCGTTTTGCATGGTATTTATTCACCCTTCAATCTCTCCTTCCGGGGGAATGATCGGCTTCCATCTGCATCGGGACGGTTCAACCTTAACCTTTTGTCTTCCAATGGAATTCCAGTAATACATTTCCCCGTTTTCCTCAACCTTAGTTGCTACCGGAAACCCCATATGCCCCAGATCTAACCAGACAAGCACCCGCATTCCCGGAGTGGGCATAGCATTTTTCCGAAAACGCATCCAGCCGTTATTATCACATCTGTTCATGATGCATTCGCCCCCACAAGCCTTGCCATCATTTCCTCTGGTGTTTCCTGCATTCCGGCATATGATCTTTGTTCATACTGTTGAGCGATGACGGTTTTTCCTTTCCCGGAAGATTTGGCGTTTGCTTTCGGTGGTTCATCTTCCCAACGCTTATTGTGGAGCCATGTTCCCGGATGCGGGATATACTTTCCTCCGTCCTCCGTCCATTGATCTGTGGTTTTCCATCTTTCAATGGCTGTTAGCATGGTTTTCAACAAGTCTTCATCCGGTTTCAATGCTTCAAACTCTTTTTTTGCTCTTTGCTTATCCTGCTTTCTGGGGTATGCCGCCCAGAAACGTTCAAAACGAGCTTTGACGGCATTCGGATTGGATTCGGATTCGGATTCGGATTGGATTGGATTGGATTGGATTACGGGAACATTTGCTTGCAATTGTTTGCAATTGCTTGCAATTGTATTCATTTTGCTGTCAGCTTCATTTGGGCCGGGGTATTTTGATTTCTTGTTTCGGACAGTTTGGTGTTTGTCCCAGTTCGGGAAACACAGGTAGGATTCTCCGCCTACTGTGTAGAGAAGAATGCAACCTGTATCCGCCAAAACGTTAAGACCCGTCAAAATGTCCTTTAACGTTACCCGTTCACGAAGCGGAAAACAACGGCCCTTGATAATTGCTGGCCTTGCATCACCCCTTCCAAAATCGTCAACATATGTAATCAGGTTCACCCATAACCGGAAGTTAAAATCCGATAATTCGTTAATTTTCTCTGATGTACAAATGCTTTCTTTGATAAGTCTGTTCGGCATAATCACACCGCCTTTTCATAGCGCATATACCTGACAGGCTCCCCGTAGCGGTTTGTTCCTTCTGTTGGAATCTTCTTGAAAGCATATCCACGCTGGATCATTTCAGAAATTCGTGTAGATAGTTTCGTAATTCCAAGATCACTAAAAGCTTGCATAGGGGAGATGCTACCGTGCGCTTCCAGATATTCCAGAATTGCTTTATGCTGATTCATTTTATCCCTCCTTTATCCAAGATAGTTTTTTCGGATTAGGTTCATCCACTCAGACCGTGAATGATCCTTTTCAAAGCATCTTTGAGCTTCCTGTTTGAGCTTTAGGTTCTTTTCCTTGTCATATTGCGCCCCGGCCTTTCCTGTGTGGCACTTGTGGCAAAGGTAAACCCACAACCCGTATTTTTCTGATATCGGCCTGTTTGCGGTTCCGGCAAATACATGATGCCGTTCAAGATCGTTAATCCGTCCGCAGAAGTAACAGGCTTTTACTTTCTGGATAACGCTTTCCCCCATGTTTCCAGCAACCTTTCTTCATCTTGCTTTGACAACGGAATCCGAATATCCATCTGTTCCGCTTCATCAATCAACCAGTCCAGAAGTACCCGCATTTCCTCCACGGAATATGTTGAACTGCCGTAGTACAGATGAATCAGCTTCCGGCCTATCCCGGCCTGATCTACGACTTCCGCAAACCAACCAATTCCATGAGAACTCCACCTTTTCATGATGGTATCCAAATCCCATTCAACAACTGTTACCGGAGTGTAAACGCCAACCGCCTTAATAGCTCTTCTGTAAACTTCTTCTTTGCTCAAAGGCGGCGTGATTGCCTTACCGATATCGGAACACAATGCCCAGCACATTGAATTTGCGTCCCGGCTTCTGGCCTTGCTGGCTTCCTTGATCTCCACGTTCAGAAGCTTTTCCCGGAGTTTATCAAAAAGCTTTCCGGGATTTTCGGGAGTGGTGAAGGATACCACCCATTCACCACCCCGAAGAGGGATTATTTCCCGGAATCTGGCTTTCATTTCTTTATTTCAACTCCCGTAGGCGTGAACTTCTCATACATCAATTTAATCATGTTTTCTGCTTCTTCTATGGTATATTCTTCCAAGGATTTATTAGGAATAAGTCCGGCTTCAACAAGTGCTTTCCTCTGATCCGCAAAAAGCTTGTTGTTCTGTGCCGCTGATATGTTCCGGGCTTCCCGCAAGCCTTTCATTTCCCGCATAAGGAAAGCCTTTAACGGAGTTATTTCCGTCTGTTTTTCTGAACCAACAGGTGGAACTGTTCCACCCTCTGTTTCCTGCACTTCCGCTTTCTGTCTGGAAGCCTGTTTAAACGGCTGTTTTTGCCCTCTCTCAGCCTGTCCGGGGTTCTGCTTGGGATTTTCTTCCTGTATCTGTTTCTGCGCCGTAATGGCGTTTACAAGCTCTTCAGCGGAGCATATCCCGCCGCCATTCAACCCCAGACCGATCATTCCCAATGCCCGACCAACTGCGGAGGTTTCACAATTTTCAATATGGGAAGTGCCGTTAACCATGCCTTTTCCCTGTTCTTCTTTTGCCGTCCCGGAGCCAAGCACAATTCTGCTTCCATCTTCCTTGTAATATCCGGCTTCCGCTTTCATGATCACAACGGTTCCATCATCGGAAAGATTAATAATACTGGATGTGATAAACCCATCCGGGAACAGCTTCCGAAAGGCAGTCACCCGTTCGGGAACCATTGCATAATCTTTCCCCTTCAGATCAAGCATTTTGATTTCGCTATTAACCTTATCAATATCTGAATACTTCATTGTTAGCCCTCCGTGTTATTTCTCAATAGTGAACGCTTTTTCACGTTCCTTAACCTTAATTCCGGGAATTGGTCTTCCTTCCTCATCTGCGGCGGTTTCACCCGCAATCATCAGCGTTTTCTTTAATCCAGACCAATCAAGCTCTTCTTTGATCTTAACGAACTTTTCACCACCATTTTCCTTCAAGAACTTAATGATGGTTTTATCTTCCCGCTGATATTCCGGTTCCTGATCCTTCAGCACCAATTTCCCAGAGGGGAGGGGATACTTTTCTTGAGTTGCCGTCTTTTTATGCGGCACGGAATCAAAATACATCCGCAGTCTTGCCCGGTTCTGTTCAATGATGAAATCACAGGATTCATTAACTTCCTTCAGCTTCTCCGCATAATAGGATTTCCAAAAGCTTTTGGTTTCTTCCGCTTCCCGGATAGCCTTCACAAGTTTGTCAGCTTCCATATCCCCATCAACGGGGGCAAGCTCCAGTCCTTCCAACTCTTCCGGCATGGCCTGTCTTAATTCGCTCATATTTTCCTCCTTGCGATATGCTATAAACTTTGATATAATAACTGTTGGAAATAGTTGTTAGCCCTTCAATTTCCCCCGTGCTTTGTGAGACTTTGAGTCCGGCACGGGCTTTTTATTTTCCCGGATAAATCGGCGGGTTATATCCGGTAACCATAAACACATCAGGCCAGTTTCTCCGCTCTTCCCGCTCTCTTTTCCATCTGCGGAAACGATCTGCAATCGTCAACCGCTGTCCAATCCGCTTTGAAGTCATCGGGCTATAGCAATAACGGCTTTTCATTCTCTTTCACCCCTTTCGTAATGATCTTTCAAACCTTCCAGATCGTTTGCAAGTTTTGTGAAATCATCCAGAATAGATTGCACCTTATCAGCCATTTCTGTATCACACAGTATTGATACTGCATCCGCTATCCAATCGCACCCATCATCAATACTTTCTAAAGCCTTTCGGATGCTCTCTGCCGCTTCCTTCATGATACCTTCTGCCGGATCTGGTTCATTCAGCTTTTCCCATTCTTCAGCAGAGATTGTTTCAAACATCACATCTGCTTGCCATCCGTTCATCTTTCTACCTCCGTCAAAGTCACATATAACGGCCTGTCATAATCAGCCCCGCCATACTGGAAAGAGTTGTTAGCAGAAAGATAATTTCGGCCCATGATTAGGGTTAAATTATCCCCCGTTGGGTTGTACTGGTAATAAGTGTGACGAATCTGCTCCATCAGCCGGATGATGTTTTCCTCTGCCTGTTTCCTTGTCATAGTTAGTTAGCCCCTCTTTCTGGGGACGATCACCCGCCCCCGGTCTTTCGTGTTTCTGATCCTTTGCATTCTGTCCCGGCTGGCTCCGCTTGGCATCCGTTCCCGGTCATTTTCCCATTCCGCAACAGCCCACAAAGGAGCGGTTAGCGGATTTTCATAATGGAACATCTGCCGCAGATATTTACGGGCAGTAGGATTAGAACAACCATACCGCTCCCGGATATCCTTCACAGTAACCAGCCTTTCCATTAAGCTACCTCCCAGATCTCTTCCACAGGCATTTCCAGAACCTGTGCAATCTTCACAAGCGTTGCGTAGGTTCCCCGGCGGTTACCACGTTCGATATCCGACAGGTAAGGCGCAGTCTTTCCAACCTTCTCCGCAAGCTGTGCCAAGGTAAGGCCCTTCTTTTCCCGTGCGGCACGGATCTTCAGCCCGTTTCTGTATTTCACCCTTCTGCCCTCCTTTCATAAACCATTATCAACCGTTTTTGCGGTTCTTAAACATTATAAGCTTATATAAGCTTTTTGTAAATACCCGAAATGAAAAAAGTTTAATTATTTTTCTTTTCTTATGTTCGTTTATCTGCTAATATTAGCTTACAGAAGAAAATTAGCTTACTGAACGGGAAGGGGGTTGCATTCATGAATAGGGTTCGGGAACTCAGGATCAGAGCAGAGATGCAACAAAAAGAACTTGCAAGCCTTGCTGGGGTATCACACGCAACTGTTAGTGATTGGGAAACCGGAAAGAAGAATCCATCTGGTGCCCGTCTGAAAAGGTTGTCTGAAATATTTGGTGTAGACCATGCAACAATTCTTGGATATGATCCGCTTTATATTCCCATCCGGCGAAACACGGTTCCAATTGTCGGGGAAATAGCCTGTGGAACACCAACAGAAGCTGTCCAGAACATAGAAGGTTATACAGATGTCCCGGAAGGAA